TAGGAAACGGGTGCGCCCGGGCCGACACTGGCCGCCTTCGCGCTAACCCCTCGCGCGTCTTTGCTTTCCCTCGAGTTCCATGCCATGTTTATTCAGACCCCAAAAGGTAGCCGAAGACGCCGCAGGCGATACCCGCGGTGATCAAACCCGCCGGGGGCATAATTAGACCTACACCCACAGACGTAAATAGTATAAATGAAACCATGAGTGTGTTAGCGGCTATACTACGCCAATCGCGCATTTTTCTTCCTCGACTTCAGAGCGACATCTGCCCGATGCATTCATACTTATACTAACGTACCCGAAGGGGGGCGGAGGATCGGAATGGCCGACTGGCAAAAAGTTCTCGAATATCTGGAGCCCAAAGAGGCCCTCTTCTGCCCAGAAGAGTCCTCGGTAACACAAAAAGTCTTCCTGAGAACGAACGCACTAGAAGCACTTTTTGGAGGTGCGGCAGGCGGCGGAAAAAGCTCCGCCCTACTCATGGCCGCCCTCCAATACGTTGATGTCCCCAACTACAGCGCCATCCTGTTCAGGCGCACATACGCCGACCTCGCCCTACCCGGCGCGATCATGGACCGTTTCATCAACTGGATGGCCCCATACGACGACGTACGCTGGAACTCCAACAACTACACCGCGCAATTCCCGTCAGGCGCACGAATCTCGTTCGGATACCTCAACAACTCGCAGGACTACCTCCGCTACAAGGGTGCCGAGTTCCAGTTCATCGGAATGGACGAGGTCACGGAAATTAGAGAATCCGACTACCGCTACCTGTTCTCCCGTCTGCGTCGCCCAGCATCCGGACCGCTCGCCAAAGTCCCACTCCGAATGCGGGCCGCATCCAACCCAGCACCCAACTGGGTTCGCCAGCGATTCATCGTTGAAGGTAAAACTTCGGGCCGAATTTTCGTCCCATCAAAACTGACCGACAACCCGGGCATCGACGCCGCCTCATACCGACAGTCACTCCAAGCCCTCGACCCAGTCGAGCGACGTCGGCTCGAAGAAGGCGACTGGTGGTCGACGACACTCGGCACAATGTTTGAGCGTGAAGGATTCGTCCTTCTTGACCCAATCGAAATACCAGAAGTTACGTCCATGGTGCGAGCCGTCAGATTCTGGGACTGTGCAGCAACCGAACCGTCAGCCTCAAATCCCGACCCCGACTGGACTGTCGGAACCCTAATGCTGTTCGATCAGGGTGTCGCATACATATTAGATGTAAAGAAAGCGCGCGTCCGCGGAGAGCACGTCGAACACCTCATCGCGCAGACCGCCTATGAAGACGGACGCCACGTGGCCGTGCGGATGGAGCAGGAGCCCGGATCGTCGGGCAAAGCCCTCATCGACCAGTACGCCCGCAACGTACTTCCCGGCTACGACTTCGCTGGAATTCGCGCGACCGGAGACAAAGTGACGCGCGCACGCCCATTCGCGGCCGCGGTCGCAAACGGAAACGTTCGTGTTGTGCGCGGTCCATGGCTCACCGACTGGCTCGATGAGTTCTCCTCATTCCCAGAAGCTGCCAACCATGACGACCAAGTCGACTCGGCCGTTGGGGCGTTCACACACTTGACCGGACTCGGGTTGCCGCAGAGGAAACGTGCCGCTATCATTCTCTGACGTACTACAACGTATCTAAGGAGAGAAATGAATACTGAATACGAGCAATGGCTTGCCGAGCATCGGCAGGCCATCATGAAGCTTTCCGATCTCATCTCGGCCGTTCGCGGCAGTGACCTCACAATAGAAGAGGTCGGCGATGTTGTCGCCGCCTTCGGCGAGTTCAAGACGAGTATCGGCATCCTCTACAACGAGATGCTGGCCGTCATGGGCAAACGCATGGGTGACGCCGATCTTGTCGTTCTTGAGAGCGGCGCGACTATCGAAAGAAAGTTCGCCAAGGATCGCAAAGCGTGGCAACACAAAGATCTTGCGGCCGCGGTGGCCGACCGTATCGACAAGATGTCGATCGACATGGACACCGGCGAGCGGCTACTGTCGTCCAGAGAGGTCGCAGAGAAAATGCTCGATTTCGTCCAGCCGTCGTACTGGCGTGTGGGCGCTCTCGACAAGATCGGAATCAGCGCAGATGACTTCTGCGAGTCCGGAGAAACCAAAGAAAGCATCGTATTGAGAAAGCCGAAAGGTGATAACTGATGTCAGAAATCTATAACAGGCTCGCTGAGCCGTTTGCCCCCGAGATGGAGCGCACCCTGAACAAGGGCGGCACCCGCCTCACCTATATCCCCGTCTCCGAAGTCATCACTCGTTTGAACCGAGTGTTTGGCGTCGGAGGCTGGAGCAGCCAGATCGTTTCCTGCAAGCGAGACGAACTGGACCCCGACTACATCGTGGCCTCCGTCACGCTCAGCGCACGTGTCGCCAACGAGGACGACAAGTTCACCGGCGGCTGGATCAGTCACGACGGCATCGGCGGTCAGAAGATCAAGCGCACCAAGAACGGCGACATCGTGGATCTCGGCGACGAGATGAAGGGCGCCGTGTCCGACGCGTTGAAGAAGGCGGCACAGCAGTTCGGTATCGGCCTGTACCTCGCCCGCGACGCTGACGCGATCGAGATGGAGATGGCCGAGTACGGCGCCGTACCGGTCAGCGAGTTCGACGAGCAGTACGAGCGGTTCAAGTCGATCCGCGAGGAGATGAACGACGAGCAGGTGGCGGCACTCCGCGAATGGTGGAACGAGTACGGCGAAGGCAAGCCGGTACCGAAGAAGAGCGAAATGAGCATGGAGATCCTGATGGCGATGACCACTCAGGCCGTCGCTATCCGCATGGGCGGCACGGTCGTCGACAAGTGAGCGTCTACACGCCGCCTCCACACCTGTCACCGTCGTCCATCGGCACGTTTCAGACGTGCCCTCTGAAGTTCAAATATTCGAAGATTGACGGCATCCGCGAGCCTGCCACCGAGGCAACGCTCATGGGTAACTTCGTTCACGAAATATTTGAGGCGTTGTACGCGCTCGAACCCGACCGCCGTGAAATCCTTGCGGCCAAAGATGCGGCACGCATCCTCTGGGATCAAAAGTACGAAGAGTTAGCGTCTGAAATTATCCATGAACGTCATCACAACGATTTCCGATGGAAGTCTTGGTTTTGTGTCGAAAATCTGTGGCAGCTAGAGAACCCGAAGAAGACACGAGTCGACCAGATCGAGTTCGAACTTAACGGTGATCTTGCCGGAGTCACGATGAAAGGTTTCATCGACCGGTACCACTACGATGAAAACGGCACAATCCAGATCGGTGACTACAAAACCGGCAAGGTGCCCTCCGCCCGCTACGAGGACGACAAGTTCACCCAGTTGTTCATCTACGCGGCGCTACTCCAAGAACTAAATCTTGGTGAGGTGTCGTGGGTGCATCTGATCTATCTCAAGGGTCCGAAGATGATTTCTCGAAGGGTCAGTGAGGAAGACATCGATGAGGTGACTGAGACCGTCGTAACGGTAAAAAACGAAATCGACAAACGATGCGAGTCAGGAATATTCGAAACAAAAACAGGTCCGCTGTGCAACTGGTGTTACTTCAAACCCAACTGCCCGGCCTTCAACTAAGGAGAAAAAATGAAACTCACAGATGACACCTTCGCGAAACTTGTCGCGGAGGATGTAAAGAACAAAGTAACTCCAGCCAACAGAAAAATGCTGATGGAGAAGCCGAATTGGGACAGGTGGGAGCGGGCACTAATCGCTCTCGTTGAAAACCTGAACGGACAATTGGAAGACATCGAGTCCGACATCGCGGCCGACAAGGAGCGGTACTCCGACATTGAGGATGGACAAATCCTTCTAGCCGAGTCCCTTGCCGCGTACGAGGCCCGCAAGAAAAAGATTGAGCGGTTCCGCTTCCACGTCGAAAACAAGTTGAGCGAAGTCAGCAAGATGATCGAGACCGGCATCCCACCGGAGGACGACATCATGACGAAGTTGCTGATGATGCAGAAGGCCATCAAGAAGCACAAGGAGATGCTCCACGAGTACACGATCGAGGCGACTGCGATCGACCGAGCCCTCTGGGATGTCTTGGACGGCAGGTGGTCATTCGACGGAATCAGTGAAGACGATCTCGCTGAACTTTCCGCGTGAAAAGAAAAAAGCCGCTAAAAGCCAAAAAAGGCCTGCAACAAAAGACGCCGCTCAAACGGGGAGGTAAGCCAAATTATCGATCTGCCAAAACGTCCAAGAAGTATGAGGAGCGTCGACCCTTGGTGGAACGACTACTCAAGGAAAGGCCGGCGTGTGAGGCGTGCCCAGTTTTCGCAGAACATGACGGACAGGTCACTTACGTCCGCCGTGCTAGCGTCGACATCCATGAGGTCGTCAGGCGGAGTCAGGGCGGGTCGATTCTTGATGAGGCTAATCTTCTCGCTGTGTGCCGCAGCTGCCATCGTCGTATCGGCGATTATCCTGCGCTGGCTTTCTCGTTAGGTTTAGCAAAACACGGTTGGGAAAAGGAGAGCAACAATGAGTAAAAGTGCTGTAAAAGACGAAAAGACTTTGACCGAGGCCTTGAGGATGATCTCCTCGTATCACAACAGGCACGGCTATCCCCCAACAGTCAGGGAGATCGGTGAAAGTCTCTCGTTTTCCTCACCTTCCTCCGCCATGGCTGTAGTGAAAATTCTTGCCAGTCGCGGAATGATTACGATGAGGAACAGGATGCCAAGAACCATCATGATGACTGAAGCCGGAAAATTGAGGATCGAACAGAAATGAGATCCGTTATGGGACTCGACTTGTCGCTTACATCGACAGGCGTGTCCTGTGACGACAGAACGTGGACGATTGCCGCGAAATCGAAGGGCGCTCAACGCCTGTACGACATCCGCGCCAGACTCCGCGTAGACGTGGCGAGCAACCATCACCCCGGTGTTGTGATCGAGGGATATTCGTTCGCGAGCCGGAATAGTCAGGCGCACAGCATCGGTGAACTCGGCGGAGTCATCAGACTCTTGCTCCACGAT